CAAGTAATCAAGCTATTTCGAATCAAATTAAAGCTATGTATTAAGGAGCTGAATTATATGGGAATAATTAATATAAATAAATATTTAATACCTTATAGTTTTACAATTAAACTCAGTGGTTCTACATATACAATCTCGCTTAAATATAATATCTTGTTTGATTTTTTTACAGCATCTTTAAATTTAGGAGATAAAGTTTTGGTTGAAAATGAAAAACTTGTCTTAGGACAATTCCTCTTTAGACAAGGCGAGGACGTGGATCATAATATAAATCCCGATTTCCCACAAGAACTTTTATATGTAGGAAGCGAAGATACTACAATAGAACGTGTGACATGGGACAATTTTGGGGATACGGTATTTTTGTATTATGTTGAAAGAGACGAGGTGGCTTAAATGTCAGTTTCGTTTGGAAGGAAAGCAGAGATTATAGTTGCAGGAAGAAACCTTATATTCCCACAGTTATATCTTGAATTTAATGTGAAATTTGATGCTGATAGTGTTCCCGATGAATTTACGGTAGATTTATATAATTTGGCGGATGATACTATGGAATCCATACAACGAAGTCAAGGTATCACAATAAACGCTGGATATGGTGAAGATATAGGAACTTTAACACAAGGGATCGTAACAACTGTAAGTTCTGAAAAATCTGGAATGGATAGAATTTTCCATATAAAGGGACTGAATATAACAAGCCAATATTTGAAGGTGAAATTGAATAAAAGCTATGTAGAAAACACAACAGCCACTTTTATTATGAAAGACCTTGCCAATTCGCTAGGAATTAAATTCGACATACTTTCTGTAAAACAAGATGTAATTTATCCTCGTGGATACTATGCAAGTGGAACTTTTCAGGATATAATTTCTGATCTTGTGGATGATTGTAATAGTTTATTTATAGTAAGCGGAGCAAGTCTTGTAGTTATACCTGGATGGTCTGGATATACGTATGGATATTTAATAGATGCTGAACATGGGCTTATAAGTGTAGAGGATATAGATAGAAGCGATACGCCTGCAAAATACAAAGTTAAATGTCTTCTGACACATGGTATACAAGCGTATACATTTTTAGATTTAAGATCAGAGAAAGTAAGTGGGCGTATGTTAGTGGCAGAAGGTCAACATTCTCTTAGCGGGAGTGACTTTGTTACGGAATGTGAGGTGATTCCAATTTGAATAGGAGCATTGATTTTTTTAAGACCATAGGAAAACAGATGATGAAAGATCTAAATGTAATGATGATAGCACAAATACAATCTTATAATCCTTCTAATAACACAGCCACAGTGGTTCCTTTACATACAGAACCAAATACCAATGAAGTGTATAATCCAATCCCCAACATACCAATAGGGTTTTTCTCCATAGGCGGATATTCAATAAAAGTGCAACCCAAAATTGGAGATATAATCTTGTTAATATTTTGTGATTATGATATGGATAACATTTCTATAGATGGTCAAACAAAAGATGCTAAAACAGCAAGAACGCACAGTTTACAGGATGCTATAGTATTACCACTATCAATTAATTTTTTAAATAATGCTTTTAGTGCTACACAAGATTTAATTATTCAGAAAGATGGCACAAATGCATATGCAAAGTTAACTCAAGATGGAAATTGGATTTTAAACGGAAATAGTATAAAACTTGGAGAAAATGCAAACAAGAGGGTGCTTGTAGAAGATTCAGAGGGGTACACTATAGCTGGTAAAGTATATGCAGAATAGAAGAGAGGTGATTTTGTGAGATCTATAGCCTTTGTTGATGGAGATATTTTAATACAAGATAAAAAATTACAGATGGTAGAAGGAGAAGAACAAAAGAAACAAAGGACAGCAGGGTTATTGCAGATCGTAAAAGGTGAGCTTTTCTATAACGCTAATATGGGATTAGATTACTCTGAGATATTGGAAATAAACGAGAAGGGAATAGATGATAGCAGAAAGAAAATTGCTATTGCAAAAGCTCTTGAATATGATGACAATATAGAAAAAATAATAGCCGCAAATATAACCCAAGAAGATGAAAACAGCGGTAAACAAATAATTGATGTACAATTACAATATATGGATGGTACAACAACAACGGTAGGAGGTGTGGGAATTGGATAAGCTGGCCAGTGGGTATGGTATAACAGTCACAGGATACGCTAAAAGGGATTTTAATTCAATAAAAAGCTATATAGAAGACAGTCTGAAAAGTTCAGATAAATTTGGGGCTGATATAGATTTTTCAGACGCAGATCCTCTATATCAATTTACAGTGCCTTTTGTAGAACTCCTAGCCGAGTTGTGGGAATTAGCGGAACAAACTTTTTATATACCTAATCCTAAATATGCAGAAGGTGTCCCTTTAGGTTATGCAGGAAAATACATAGGAATAAGTAAAAAACAAGCCACTAAAGCATCGGGGACAGCTAGGTTTACCGGAACAGCAGGAACAGTAATAAATTCCAATTTTCAAATTGGCACAGATACAAATATTGCTTTTGTTACAACAGAGACTAAAATTATACCTTCTATCGGGTATGTAGATATAAATATAGTAGCAGTTAATCCGGGAATAAACGCAAATGTAAGTGAAAACACAATAACTAAAATAATATCTCCTTTAATCGGACTTGATTCTGTAACAAATTTAAGTTCAACAACAGGAGGGCAAGATGAAGAAAGCGATCCTAACTTTAGAACCAGGTATTTCCAGAGTACCTCTAGCGGAAGTGGATCGACAGTAGATGCAATAAGAGCACATGTTTTAAAAGTAACAGCAGTTACAGATTGTGTGGTCAAACAAAACAAAACAAATTCTGCAGTAGATGGGGTTCCACCTCATTCAATCTATGTTTTAGTTAACGGAGGGGATGATACGGCAATAGCAAAAGCTATACTTGAAAAATCCCCTGGTGGAATTGATTTATATGGGACTACTACCATAAACATAGTAGATTCTCAAGATGTAATACAGCAAATCAAATTTTCAAGACCTACACAAAAAACAGTGTGGATTAAGGTTGGTATTACAGTAGATAGTGATTTCCCATTAGACGGAAATACACAAATTAAAAACGCTGTGCTTGCATATATGGCTAGTATAAAGCTTGGAGAAAACGTAAAAATCTACAAAATAAATGCCGCCATAACTGCTTTAAATATTAATGGTATAGACGATATGTCAATAACTTTAAGTGTAGATGGTGTAACTTATAATTCTGCAAATATATCTATAGATTCGGACAAAATAGCAGTAACAGACATTGAAAAGATCGAGGTGATATAAATGGAAATTTTGGATAGGATGCTCTCTTTTCTTCCGTATCATCTAAAGAATGGGGAGAACATAAAAAAATATTACTTAGCACTTGCAGAATTGTTTGATGAACTTATACAAGCATTTATACAAATACAGCAAAGTAGAGATATAGATCAAAGTGAATGGTATGGATTAGATATAATAGGGAGTATAGTAGGAGAAAATAGAAATGGATTAAATGATGAAGATTATAGAAGAAATTTAAAAACAAAAATAATATCTAATAGATCGGATGGAAGTATAGAAGTTTTAAATAACTTTGGAAGATTGATTTTAGGACAGTTTTATAATGGCGTAATTAAAAGTTCTAATCCAGCAGAATTGGTTTTAAGATATACATTCCCGTTGGTTTCTAATCCAGTGGAATATATGGAAAAAGCAACCGCAGCAGGAGTGAATGTAAAAACAGAATTAGATGTACAAGTGCCTATCTGTGGAACATTCATATTAGGTTCTTTGCCATTTACAAAAACTTTAGTTTCATCATAGGAGGTTTGATTATGAAAACTTTAAGATATGCAGATAGAGAAATTCAAGGGGATAAATTTGTAAAAACACAGGATTCCATAATTACATATATAAATGATGTTGAAAATGTTAGAATACATCCTTTAAGTTCCTCTTTTACTTATACTGTATACAACGAAGACGGAACAGTAGGAACCTTTGATACAGATATAGGAATTAATAGTTCAACTACAGATTTATTGAAACTTGTTTACATTATGATGAAAGAAATTAATACATTGAGGGAAGATATAACAAGCTTGCAGACAGAAGTAACAAATTTAAAACAAGGCTAGGAGGAATCTAATATGGGTGTAAGAGATATGTTTGAACAATACATAAGGGAAGGAAAATTAAGCAAAGAAAGACTTTTAGATATGCTTGAACAAATAAAATTAAGAAATATAGAAGATGTAGTTGTTATAACAGATGAAGAGTATAACGCAATTAAAACAAGGCTGGAACAATTATCAAGTTAGGAGGGATAACGTGCCTAAAAAAATTATATTCAGTGATTTAGTTTGTCAATATCCCGATCGGTATTCTGTTGGCGATTTAGGTGGAGGATTATATTCAATTGTATACAGCCCTGGAACAATATCAACTCCAGGAACGCCTATTTCAGCAAGTAATTTAAATGCTATAGCAGATGAAGTCTTATTTAAGTTAAAAGATACAAGCACTTCAACCACAACATATACAGCAGATATTGCCAACTTAAGTACATATTATGAAGGATTAACGATATTATTTAAACCAGCAAACACAAATACAGGAGCAAGTACACTAAATATAAGTGGTATTGGAGCTGTTCCTATAAAAAAGACTAATAATTCAGGAGATATCGTCAACCTTGAAGCAAACGATCTGATAAAAAATAAATATTCGACAATGACTTACGATGGCTCTGAATTTTTAATGAATAATCCCAGTGCAGACTTAGCACAAGTAATAACAGATATACAAAATGTAGAGGATAGATTGGATACAGATGAAACAAATATTGCTAACTTAAAGAAAGAAACAATTAAGCTTGCAGTTTTAACAGGAAGTAACAACACATATGGAGCAACAATATCAACGGTAACAAGTTATACAACTGGATTAAATATAGATATTATACCTAATGTAGCAAATACAGGGGCGTGTACATTAAATGTAAATGGACTGGGTGCTAAAAATTTAACTTATAATGGAATTGCTTTAAC